ACGTATTCGTTTCCACTGGAGGTAAAGAGCAGGCGGCGTCCATTACGCTGCAAAAGGTTAGTGAGATTGAAAGCCTAATACCCGCTTTTGCAAATGAAATTAACCATGAGCGAGGAGCTTCAAAAACCTCAAAAGATAGTGTTAGTTACGTTTGGAAGAATGGCTCTAAGTTAGGGAATATGCCAGCTACTGAAACTTCCCGTGGTCAGCGTCGTACGGCGGGAGTTCTTGAGGAAGCTATATTGATTGACCAGGACGCGTTGAACGAAATTTTGATTCCTACGATGAATGTTGACAGGCTGCTTCCTGATGGAACCAGACACCCAGAAGAAATTATTAACCAAAGTCAGGTTTATATTACAACAGCAGGTTTTAGAGAGTCTTTTGCTTTCAAAAAACTTAAAGAATTATTTGTTCGTGGTGCTATTGACCAAGATGAAGTAATGGTAATGGGTGGAACCTATCAGATTCCTGTTAAAGAAGGATTGTTAAAAGAAACTTTCGTAGATGACTTAAGAAGCCAGGACACTTTTCGAGAAGAGAGCTTTGACCGTGAATACAACAGTAGATGGAGTGGCGCAAGTGAAGATGCTTTCTTTACTCCTGAAATTATTGATAAGAATAGAGTTTTAAAACAAGCAGAAACAACAGCTTCAGAGAGAAAAGGAAAACATGGATATTATATAATGAGTGTCGATGTTGGACGATTCGGATGTACCACTGAAGCCTGTATTTGGAAAATAAATCCACAAGAGTATGGTCAAGATATAAAAAATTTAGTAAACATTTACAGCTTTGAAGCTGAACATTTTGGTATTCAGTCTATACACTTGAAACGCTTGTATTATCAATACAAATGTCAGTCGATGGTAGTCGATGGGAATGGTGTTGGTGCCGGTTTAGTAGATTTCTTAGTTATTTCAAATGAAGACCCTGAGACTGGAGATATGTTACCTCCATTTGGCGTTGAGAATGATGATGATGGAAAATATAAAGCGTTTAGAACACAAGCAACAGAATTAAATGCTTTGTATATAATTAAAGCTAACGCCGGCATGAACTCTGAGATGTATTCTTATGCAAAATCTCAATTAAGTGCCGGAAAGGTAAATTTGTTAATTGATGAGACAGAAGCTAAAACAAATTTACTTGCTACACAAGTTGGTAGAAGCATGTCTACGCCACAAAGATATGCTTATCTTAAACCTTATGCGGCAACTACTACGCTGCGTGAAGAGTTGCTCAATTTGGTTGAGTCAACAGAAGGTTTAAATATTGTTTTAAAACGTTCTTCTAAGAGTATTAAGAAAGATAAATTCTCTGCATTTATTTACGGACTTCATTATGTTCACATGCAAGAGGATTTAAAGAAAAGAAGAAAGAAAAGAAAAATGTCTTCTTTAATGTTATTTAATTGATGCGGGAACACTATCCGAAAAGCGGCCAAGTAGGTCCCGCGGACAAAATAGTAGAAACTAAAGATGATATAATTTATTTAATGTAGAAAGGAGTACCTATGTCTTCAAACTTACGACGCTATTGTATTTATCTTCATAGAAACAGAATCAATGGCTTGGTTTATGTAGGACAGACATGTCAAAAGCCAGAAGATAGATGGCGAAAAGGGGCTGGATATAAAGGGAATACCTTTTTCTTTAGAGATATAAATAATTATGGTTGGGATAATTTCGACCATATTATTTTAGAAGAAAATCTAACAAAAGAAATGGCAGATGAGAGAGAGTCATATTACATAAAATTATATGATTCTACAAACCCTTTAAATGGTTATAATATAAGAAGCTCTAATGTTTCAGGCTATCATTTTGCAGACCTTTGGAACAATCCTATTGAGAAAGAGAAAATTGTTTCAAAATTAAAAGAGCAAAGGAATACTCCAGAGTATAAAGAGGCTCAAGGAAAAATGATGGCCAGTAAGTGGCAGACAGAGGAATATAGACAGGCTCAGAAAGCTTCTTGGACTCAAGAGAGACGAGAAAAAACTTCTCAAAGGAACAGAGAGCTATGGAAAGACCCTGAATATAGAAAAAGATGTATGCCAGACCCCCAGAAAGTAAGAGATTTGTGGCAAGACCCTGAATACAGAAAAAGAAGATGCAAAGCTGTTCAATGTATAAATACGGGAGAGATTTTTGACTCTCTTGCAGCTGCTTCTCGATGGTGCGGCATTGGTTCAAATACTTTATGTATGCACTTGAAAAAAGGAAGAGGCACGTGTGGACAGCATCCTGAAACTGGTGAACGTTTATCTTGGCGTTACTATGTTGAGGATAGAAAGGAGGGTTGAGCCACGTGAGAGCATCTCGAGCAGAAATTAAAATAGAAGAAATTTTACAAAGGAATGGCGTAGTTTTTGAAGAAGAATACTCTTTTCCAGATTTGGTAAGTTCAAGGGGTAATCCTTTACGATTCGATTTTTGTGTATTTGATGACGGCGGCGAAATAGACTTCTTGATTGAATATCAAGGAGTCCAGTGACAGCACTACAAACCAAAGAGCGTCTTTGGGGGTGTTGAAGGCTTACGGAAACAGGTTCACAACGATACATTAAAGAGAGAATATTGTAAAGAACATGGTTATACTCTTGTTGTTATTCCGTACACAGACGAAAATTTAATCTCTTATGATTACATTTTTCGCCTTGCGGGATATTAGAAAGGATATGGGCGCGCCGAATTGCGTCCCTAAAGGTGAAACAATTTGAATGGCAAAGAACATGTAGATTTCAGTAAAATTAAAATCGGCGCCCAGACACTCTCTGATGCGATTTTCACTCAAACCCAGACCAAAAAAGCTCGGCCTGATATGTCCGATAAAAGAAATATCATGCAAGCTATTGGGAATCTGGATTATCCTAAAATGATTGAGGTTTCTGATTATTATTTCAGAACAAATGGTATTTATTCAAGACTATGTAAATATGCTGCCAGAATGTATCGTTATGATTGGTATATTACTCCATACATAAATGAAGAAATTAACGAAACAAAACAAAACAAGTGTCTACAAAAATTTGATGAAGCATTAAAATATTTTGACGCTTTTGAAATTAAAAAGACTTTTGGAGACATCGCCTTAAAGGTTGTACGTAGAGGAAGCTATTATGGCTATTTAATTTTAAATAAAAATAGACCAATGATTCAAGAATTACCTTCTTACTATTGTCGGTCAAGATTCTGCGGGCCTGATGGGCGGCCAGTCGTTGAGTTCAACATGAAGTATTTTGATGACCAATTTAGAGATGAAGAACAGAGAAAAAGAATGCTTAACCTTTTCCCGCCAGAGTTTAAAAAAGGTTACATGCTTTATATCAAAGGCAAGCTACCGCCGATGTTCCAAGGAGATACAAAAGGTTGGTATATGTTAGACCCAGATTTTGGAATCAAAATCAATATAAACAACGAAGATACGCCTTTATTCATGTCTGTTATTCCAGCTTTAATTGATTTGGAAGATACTCAGGCTCTTGCTCGCAAAAAACAGGAGCAAGAATTATTAAAAATTCTTGTACAGAAGTTCCCGCTAGACAAGAATTATAACTTAGTCTTTGATACAGACGAAATGGCAGATTTACATAGAGCGGCAGTTAACATGATTGGCCAGGCTGTTGGTATTGACGTCCTTACAACAGTTGCTGATATTTCTGTTGAAGATATGGCTGAAGCAAAAACTAGTGCTGATTCTGATGATGTAGCAAAAGCTGAAAGAGCTGTATTTAATGCCGCAGGTGTTTCCCAGATGCAGTTTAATACTGATGGAAATATTGCCTTAGAAAAATCTATTTTAAATGACGAAGCCGCACTATTAGATTTGGTTTTGCAATTTGAAGCATTATTAAATAACATCTTAGATTTGAAATATAATGGAAGTGCAAAACAATATTCTTTTAGAGCAAGTATTTTACCAACAACAATTTACAACTACAAAGATATTTCTAAGCAGTATAAAGAAATGACGCAGTTGGGTTACTCCAAAATGCTTCCACAGATTGCTCTTGGACAATCTCAAAGCTCAATTTTAGCGACAGCTTATTTTGAAAATGATGTTCTAAATTTAGTTGAACGTTTAGTTCCACCGATGAGTTCTAATACAATGAACGCTCAAAGTTTGAAAGAAGAAACTTCTTCTAAGAAAACAAATTCAGCAACAAAAACTGATGATGAGAAAAAAGGTGGCAGACCAACAAATGAAGAACAAGGAAAAGCTACAAGTGAAAAACGTATGCAAAACCAAGAATCTGAATCTTAGGACAAAAGATTAGAAAAGAATAACGTTTATTTTAAAGTTAAATAAAAGAGAAAGGAGTTATACACATGAACAAAAGTGTAAGCACTCTTGATTCTCCTGAATTTCTTAACCTTAAGCCGGTAGATATTTCACCTTTAATGAGCACTTGCGACATTAAGGTGATGTATGTAGGTCAAAATAGAAATGGCTCTTGTATAACAAAAGAGGTGGCCACTGAGATGTCTAAAACTCTTAGAGGCTGCCCTATTGTTGGAGTCTATGACGAACAAAAGCAAGACTTTGATGACCACGGCAGTAGATTAGTTTATGATGAAGAAAAAGGATTTGAGTTTACGTGTGTAACGAAGCCTTATGGTTTTGTAGCTCCTGACGCAAAGGTTTGGTTTCAATTCTTTGAGGATACAGATGAGCTTGGTAACACTTGCGTTAGAGAGTATCTTATGACAACTGGTTATCTTTGGACAGAACAATTTCCAGAATGTCAGTCTGTTATTAGTTCAGGAAAAGGTCAGTCTATGGAGCTAGAAGAAAAGACCTTGAATGGACAATGGGCAAAAGACCCGAATAAAAACTTAGATTTTTTCATTATCAATGACGCAACGTTCTCCAAACTTTGCATTTTAGGAGATGATGTTGAACCTTGTTTTGAAGGTGCGTCTGTAAAAGCTAGTAATTTTTCTAAAGTTAAGAACACCCTATTCTCAATGATGGAAGATTTGCAAAAAGTCCTAGTTGAGCAAAAGAAAGGAGATTCCATGTCTGAAGAAGTAAAAGACATTGTTGAAGAAACTTCTTTACCTGTTGAACCTGAAACATCTTTTAAAAAGAAAGAAGAAGATGAAGAAAAGAAACAGGCGGCTGCTGAAGATAAAAAAGAAGATAAGGAGCCAGCAAAAGAAGAGAAAAAAGAAGAGCCAGTAGAAGACAAAAAAGATTCTGCTTCTGAAAAAGAAGAAGATGAAGAAGATAAAAAGAAGAAAAAAGAGTATGAGCTACTGGAAGATAAATATAATACTCTGATGGCTGACTATGAGGCCGTCAAAAAAGAGGCCGAAGAGGCCCGCACAAACTTCTCCAACCTTGAAGAAGAAGTGAAAACTCTGCGTGAATTTAAAGCACAAATCGAGGAAGAGAAGAAAGATAAATTGATTGAAAGTTACTCCATGTTATCTGACGAAGATAAAATTGATGTAATTTCCAATAAAGCCAAATATTCTTATGATGAAATTGAAGCTAAACTTGCAATTTTATGTGTAAGAAATAAGGTAAATTTCTCCGAAGAAAAAGTTAAGGAAGAAGAAAAAGAAATTCCAATGACTTATTCTCTGGAAGGAACAGCAGGAAGTGTACCGGCATACATTACTGCATTAAGAAATAACCGTCATAATGGTTAATTATAAGGAGGAAAAACTGAATGAAACGTTTAGGCTTTGGACAAGTAGAACCTAATTTACTGTCTGCCCAGAAAACAGGCCAGCTCCCTTCTCAGCTTCCAGCTGCAAAAGATATTGAAATTCTGGAGAATGGTCAGTTTGTAAAATATGATTACGCAAATCACGAAGTAAACTTCACTGGCAAAGGTGAATGGCTGATGGTTTTCAATGAAGTAAAACTTTATAAAGAACGTCAGTACTATAAAGATTATGCTATGCAGAAAAAAGACTTCACACCAGGTGGTCCTGAAACTCACTATGGAACAGGCCCTTTTGAAGGTCAGATGACTCCACGTTGCCTGAAAACTAACATTGGTGACATTTATACAACTAACTGTCTGGCTCTTGCTAATGATGCAGATGACAAAGAAGTTGATATGGGAGATTTCAAAGTTGGAGATGTTGTTTCCCCTAATGCTAACGGCTATTTGGCAAAAGATGGTGACGGAACAATCCAGTTTGAGGTTGCTAAAGTGTACACAATGGCAGATGGCCAGCCAGCTGTTAAGCTGATGCGTATTGCGTAAGGAGGAGAAAGAACATGGCAATGAATTTTAAAGATTTGACACAGTTAGCTAAAATCACTGCTAATGCAACTCCTAGTTCTGCTGTTGCTTATTCTTTTGGTGAAGATAAATTTAGCTATACTGAATTAAATGACACACTGCGTAAAGAATTGAATGAATACGCTTGTGATTATAGAACATTTGAAGAAAATAAAAATGCAATCTTCCGTCTGATTGAAGAAACTATTGATGACGTTCTGCCTAAGAAAGTTCTGGAATCTTATGGACAGTTTGCAGAAACTCGCACTATCCCACAGGGAGATAAAGCGATTTTCACTCAGCGTATTACTACTGCTGCAAAAAGACGTGCTAAACAGTTCGTTACTCGCGTAGGTCTGGCTGGACGTTACGAAGTATTCAAACTGGACGGACGTAACTATGAAGTACCAACTAACGCTCTTGGTGGTGCTGCTCAGATCGGCTTCGAGGAGTTCCTTGATGGTCGTATCCAGATGTCTGATGTTCTGGACATCATGCTCGAAGGTTTGGACGAAGCAATTTATATCGAAATTGAACGTTCCCTGAAAGCTGCTGTTAGTCAGCTTCCTGCTGCTAACCGCTCTAACCAGACTGGTTTTGACGAAGCTGAAATGGATCGTCTGATTCAGATCGCTGATGCTTATGGTGGACCAGCTGCCATTTACTGCACATTTGAATTTGCAGCTACAATGGTTCCTGCTCAGGGTTGGGTAGCTGAAACTCATAAGATTGAAAAATGGTCTAAAGGATACCTGGCTAACTACAAAGGTCATCAGGTAATCGTACTGCCACAGTCTTATGAAGATGAAACGAATGAAACAAAAGTAATCGACCCTTCTGTTGCTTACATCATTCCAAGTGGCGCTGAAAAACCAGTTAAAATTGTATTCGAGGGTAATACAATCGTTCGTGAAGTTGAAAATGAAGACTATTCAAGAGAAGTTCAGACTTACAAGAAAGTCGGCGTTGGAAACATCATTATGAACAACATCTGCGCTTATGTAAATAGCGAACTGACTCGCTAATAAATAAACTTAATACTGCGTTTAAGCGCTAGTTATTATACGGGGGCTTAAAGCCCCCGCTTTATTTGTATCACAAGGAGAAAAAGGAGAGTATTAAATGCTGAATAATGAGACTATTGTTAAAGTAACAAATCGTTCTTTTGGACGTACTGGTTATAGTTTACCAGAAAGAAATGTTCGTAGACAGTTTGAACCAAAACAAACAAAAGAAGTTACAATGGGAGAGTTGCGGGAACTCGATGGCCGCTCAGGAGGTCACTACCTTTTAGAAAACTGCTTAATTATTAGAAATGAAGAAGCTGTTGCTGAGTTGCTTGGAGAAGTAGAGCCTGAATATTATTATACAGAGAAAGAAATTAAAGACTTGCTTTTAACCGGAACTTTAGATGAGTTAAAAGATTGCTTAGATTTTGCTCCAGTTGGGGTATTAAATACTGTTAAAGATTTGGCGGTTGAGCTTCAATTAAATGACATGAATAAGCGTGAAGCTATTTATGATGCTTTGGAATTTGATGTAACAAATGCGATTCGTATCAATAAAGAATCTCAAATTGCAGAAGAAGAAAAACCGAAACCAAAAACTCGTAGAGCTGGTATTCAGACACAGGAAGAAGAAACCACTACGAAGCAAACAGGTCGCCGCACAGAACCACCAAAATATAAAATTGTAAAGTAAGAGGTAATATATGAGAACGCCTTTTGAAAAAGTTTACAAGTCTTTTTATAGTCGTATTACAGATGATATGTTCATGGAGATGACAGATACCGATCTTAAACCAATGTTATTGGAGTTATTAGAAACATCTTTGCACTGGTTTGAGTTTCCTAGAGTAGACATTTATGACTATAATGAGGAGCTTGAAGAATTTAATGTAGAATTATCTCAAGAAGAAATTAACATTATCGCAATTTATATGGTGGTAGCTTGGATTGGACAACAGCTTGCTAGTATTGAAAATACCCGAATGAAATATTCTGGTAACGACTTTAAGTTCACTTCACAAGCTAACCACATGGCTAAACTATCCCAACTGAAACAGAAGTATGAACAAGAGGGTTTCGCTTTGCAGCGTTTATATAAACGACGTCTAAAAGATGAAAATGGAATCTTTAGGCCTACTCTCGGTTCAATAATGAATACAGATGATAATTAAAAGAAATGGTTCAATAGAGAACGATGCTATTAAAAGTAACATTCGTAGACTATTGAACCAAACTTTTAAATTACTTCCATTAAGAGAAGAAGAATCAAACTGGGAAAAGAGTTTGGATTCTATTCTGGAAGAATTAACAGGAATGGATAGTTTGCTTATTGGAAAACATGAAATTTTGTTTTCTCTCTTGTGTAAATTAGAAGGATTATATTCTTTAACAAAGAAAGAAGATTTTCCTTTATATAGAAAAATAATTTTTGAATGTTTAACTCTTTTTGAGGAATTAAAAGAATCATTCTAGGAAAGGAAGAGTCTATGGGGCTTCGAGATGGAATGAAAGCAAGACTTGATTATCGAGGAGGGCAGAACCAAGAACTCCGTATGCACAAAGATAAAGTTGCCGGATTGAAGAAAGCTCTTTTATACTCTTATCAAGCAGAGACTGCTATATTATCAGATGGCAGAGAATTTAGATGTTTAATCAATCCTGATAAGCAATCAGGAGATTATGACAATAAAGTTATTTCAATTCCTTATTCTAATATTTGTTTGACAACAGGAGAAGAAGAAGAGATTGGAATGAAACCTGGCGACGTTTTTCAATGGAAAGAAACTGAAACTTATTGGTTAAATTATTTAGAGTACATTGAAGAAAATGCTTATTTTAGATGCCAGATTAGAAGATGCGACCAAACAACTTTGGTTAATGGAAAAGAATATCACGTCTATATCCGAGGCCCTGTGGAGACTGCTCTTACGTGGGCGCAAAAGGGTGGCGTTGAATGGAATGAAATGAACCATTCTTTAGAGATGTATATTACAAAAGATGCCAATACAGTTGATTTCTTTCATCGCTTTAGTATTATTAAAGTTAAAGAGGAAATTACAAACAGAGAAATGAATTGGCAAGTTGTAGCTTCAAATCCTTATTATGCAGACGGTATTATCAAAATTAGTTTAGATGAATATTTTGAGAATCCGATTGAAGAATCAGTAGAAGCTGAAAGAAAAGAGGCTTTAGCGGAAAAAGAGGCTACTAGACCAACTGAAGGAAGTCGCATTGAAGGTCCTATTCAGGTTTATCAGTATAGTAAAGTTACTTATGAGGCCATTGATGCTGGAGAGCATGGTACATGGTCTGTAAAATACAAAGATGGAAAAATTCAAGAGTTGAATATTAAAGGGCCAAAATTAACTGTAACTATACCTAAAACTGAAGGAAATTTAACGTTTATTTATAACGATTTTTTAGAAGAATTAACATTAGATGTTGAAGTCTTGATACTTTAGCGGCACCTAGATTTCAGCCTAATGGTTGATTCAAACGGAGGAAAAGGAGGTCCCGCATGGGAAGAGATTTAATTTACCCGCCTGGGATGCACAAGCTCAAATCCTCATTTCTCTCTTGCGAAAGAGATTATGAAAAGATTTTGAGAAAATTATTTGTGGAAAGCAATCCATATAGTGAACAACTAATTCGTCTATTGACTATTAACACTAAAGACTGTTTAGAGAATACTACGAATGAAGATGTTCAAAAAAGAATTAAAGAAATGAGCCTTGCCAAGTTAAGAAGCGATGGTTATATTAGATTAGAACCAAAAGTTAAATTTGGAGAACATGAAGAAGTAAAATCTTATCTTCTTATTTCTTTTGATAACTTTACCACAAATGCTAGTAACCCAGAATTTAGAGATTGTACTGTTTCTTTTGATATTTTATGTCATACAGATTATTGGGATATTGGAAGTTTTAGATTAAGACCATTAAAGATTGCCGGTATTATTGATGGTTTATTGAATAATTCAAGACTGTCAGGTATTGGCACTTTCCAATTTTTCTCTTGTAATGAATTGGTTCTTGATGAAGTATTATCTGGATACACTTTGACTTATAGAGCTATTCATAGTACTGATGACAAGATTGAAGAAGAATAATGGATAATTTATTAGCTCTTGAAACCGGCGCGGATATTTTATTCCTACCGCTTCAAACGGGTATTCATCAACCAACTTTAAAAGAAATAGCTATGATTGGTGGAGACAAAGTTTTATATGGAGCATGTAGTGTCCTACTTTTTACAAAAGAGAAAGTTGAAGGACAGGACAAAAAAGATTTAGAACAATACAGTGATTTTGATATTATTATGACAATGATAAATGAGAACGAGCCTTCTGCTATTACTCATAAAATTAACATTTTGCAGTTATTTAGTCTATTGTTTCCAGAACATAAAGTGAGAGTTAAAAAAACTCATTTTGAATTAGAAGATTTAGACGGAAACAAAAAAGAATTGAACAATGGAAACTTTGAGGCTTTCCGGGAAGTACTTGTGAAAATGTTTCATCTGAAAGAAAACAAGGAAGAGAAGTATAATCCTGGCGGTAGTCTGGCGGCTGAATTAGCCAAGAAGTTTGAAGAAAGACACAAAAAATTAGCTGCGGAAAAAGGGGAAAAGGGCGTTACTCATATCTTAGATAGGCAAATGTCAATAATTCAAGCGGGAATGAATATTGACCTTATCACATTGTCAAATTATACAGTTTATATGCTGTACGACACATTCAATCGTTACCGAATGAAATCTGAGGCAGACAGAATTTCTTCTATCTTGTTAGCAGGTGGAAAAATGGACGATCTGCCAGATGACTGGATGGATTGGATGAAAGAGATAGAATAATTAGAGGAGGAAGAAATATGCTTTTTGGTGTTCGTGAGATTGCTAATGTTACCTTCAAAGCGCTGAGCGAGCAGAAAATTGGCGCAACAACATTTAAGAAACTTCAGCCTGTTTTGCATATTGATACGGCAAAAACCTCCACTCTTGAGCAGGCTGCTACTAGCGTTTATGCACAGGGTGGACGCGGAAACTCCAGGCTTATTAGTTGGGAAGGAACAGTAGACTAGTCTATTGCCTTCATTTAACTTGACATATTTTTAAAAATATGATATTATTATTAAAAGTTAAATGGAGTATATAAGTCTTAGACCATCCGAAGGTGGTAACACCTTTTAGAAATACCTAGTGAATTGCTGTTAAATCTTTTATACTTCATTTCATAAAAAGGAGAAAGATATGAAAGACGTTCAGCAGCCAAGTTTACGTTTTAAACCTTTAAAAGAAGATAGCGATTATTTAATTTATGAGGACGGAAGGCTATTTAGTAAAAAATCTAATAGATTTCTTACCGGAAAAATTGATAATGTAGGATATAGGGTTTATGGTTTAGCTTTGGGAAATAAAATACCAGGGAAAAAACTTCAAAAAATGGTATATGCGCATCGTCTTGTTGCAGAGTATTTTATTCCAAACCCTTATAATTTACCTTATGTTAATCATATTGATGAAAATAAATTAAATAATAGTATTGAAAATTTAGAGTGGGTGACACCAAAAGAAAACACTCAAAGATATTTACAAAAGAATCCAAAAAAAGGAAGAAAGCCTCCTCGTTACCATATAAACGATTTAGATGGTGAAAAGTGGTTAGAATTAAATTTTAATGCTTTATACTCTATATCAAACATGGGGCGAGTTAAAAACAATAAAACTAATAGGCTTTTACATTTGGATAATTGTCAAACTTATGAAAGAGTAAGTTTACAAGGAAAAGATAAGCGGAATAAACATTATTATATTCATCGTCTTGTTTATTGTACTTTTAATAATGATGATGATTTAGATGGATATGTCATTGATCATATTGATGGCAACCCCAAAAACAACAAATTATCAAACTTGCAAAAAATTACTCAATCAGAAAATTGTAAAAGACAAAAAAGGTTTAATTCGTAAAAAGGTTCAACGACTATCCCTCAGGGGAGTACACTCAAGCGAGTGGAAGCGCTAGGCTCCTGCAAAGAGCGGGATGAAGATATAGTCTAATCTACACGTATATATAAAGGTGTAGCAGTTCATAAGAGAACGCATATAGCTTTGCGAACTATATGGAATATAAATGGAAAAGACTCTTACTTTTACAGTTGAGGACGCTCTTCTTTCTACATACGGCCTGAGTATCCTTTCTGGAGCTGATTTACTTAAAACTCCAGAGGCTAAAAAAGTAAATATGCACGTTACTACTCGTACAGTAGTAAGTACAAATGAAATTGATTTGACAAATGCTCTTAATGGAACTGAAGTTATCTGCAACGAGCCTGGAACAATTTTTGTTATTTTAACAGATGAAGATGGTTCTTTAACAGGTGAAATCATTCCACAGGACGAGCTGAGCATTTCTGAAGATGGTAAAAAAATTGTGCCTAAATCTGGCACTTTCTCAGCTTATGCTACTAAGAATGTGCTTGTTGACTACTATGTAGTACGTACTTTGGCTAATACTGGTGAAATTCAGATTGGTGCAGAAAACTTCGCTGGAAACTATTATGTTGAAGCAGATACACTGTTCCGTCGTCAGAGCGATGGTGTTGATATGCCAGCTACTATTACTTTGCCAAACGTTAAGATTCAGTCTAACTTTACATTCAATATGGCTAGTACTGGTGACCCTTCTACATTCAGCTTCACGATGGACGCATTCCCAGGTTATACCATGTTCAATAAGAACAAAAAGGTTTTGTGCGTAATGCAGGTTGCTGAAGACTACACTAGTGCAGATTCTAGTGTTGAAACAGTAATGCCACACGTAGAAGACGGTGCTTCAGCTAGTGAAGTATCAGTAGGCTAATACTTTAGGTGCCTCTCAGCCTAATACAAAATGAGAACCATTATGTAAGCGCTTCGTCCCAGATGACGAACCTTAAAAGGGGTGGAGATATTCCACCCCTCATTTTTTTTATATGTAGGAAGGAGAAGATATGAGTGCGTTAGGGGAGTATATTCATTTAAATGTTTATAACTATAAAAAGTATGGTACGGCTAGAGTTAATTCCAATGGAGTAAAAGAACCTTTGGCAGCAAGCTTGGCTGCGCAAAAAAGAAAGAATTTAGAAGCGATAAATTCTCTTTCAACTGTGTCAGACGGAACTTTGAATGTTTTAAAAGAAAGAGTTGCAAAAGAGTCTAAAAAAGAGGAAGTTTCTCAAGCTGCGAAATTGAGAGCTGGTCAAGAGAATAGTGTTGAAAAAATTCAAAAAGAATTAGAGAATTATATCGCAAATGAAATTGGAAAAACAGATATTTTCCAAGAGACAACAAGTTCAAGCTCTAAAGACGTTCAATTAGATGTAGATAAAATTGATATTGAAAAAGCAAAAAATATGAGAGCAAGGATATATTCAAATATAGCCTATTTTAATAAACATCAAAGCGAATCTACTTTAGATACTATTTATAATAATTTTCAAAGTTTCTATGAATATCTTGGAATAACTCCAACCTCAGACATCTTACCAGATAAAAGCAAAATAAAAGAATATGGAACAGCAAAAGCTCTATCTGCAGCAATAGCGTCCATTGATTTGGCAGAGGCGTCTAAAGCCTCTTATAATGGATTCTTTGGAGAAGCAAGTGTCGCAGCAGCTGATGAGGTCGCCGCTAACCTTGCTGGACAGGAATTAGTTAACCACTTGGTTGAAGCAACTGGAACAGGCTTAGACAAAACAAGTTTTGCTTTAGATCCTTCTTTTCTATCAAAAGGAGTTCAACAAGCCTATTCTAAGAAATATAAGAGAAATCTTTATCAAATTCATAAAACACAAGATAAACTTGATATTTCAATTAGTTTTAATAATGAAAATGTAGATACTTCAGTAAAGGCTTACACTCCTTCTGGGAATATTGCTAAAACGCATCTCCAAGATATAAATTTAATGTACACTCTTGCAGCTTCTGCGGAGCAGTTTGGAAATCATTGGATAAATTTACATGCAAGTTCTATGGACACAATAGAAATTGATGAGGTTTTAAAAGACACTCTAAGATATGAAGCTCTTGTTTCTGGAAATCCTTTAAAACAAAGTGCAAAACTTCCAAATACTTTTATTGCTATTGATATGACAGAAGGAAGAGTTTATGCAAAAACAGCGAAAGAAATACTTTTAAAAGAACCAAATATTTTTACTTTTTCTCCAGGTCTTGACTCAGCTTCTTTTGACCTTCGCTCTTACAATAGAAAAAAAGGAACTGTGCAAGAGCGTTTAGCGGAAGTCATTAAAGCATTCCATGATTCTAAAATAGCAGTGTCTTACAAGGTGAACTTTAATGAATAAATTCTTGACAAACGAATAAAAATATGATATTCTATTCTTGTAGATAAGGAAGGTGAAACAATGAGTATCCTAGCATTAGATTTAAGCTCAAAAGCAACTGGATATGCAATAGCAAAAAATGGAGAAATGGTAGGGCATGGTGTCATTACTTCATCTTCAAAAGATGTTATTAAAAGAATTTATATTATGAGAGATACTGTTCGACAACTAATTCAAGATAATGGAGTAAGAACAGTAGTTGTTGA